TTTATAGCCATTTTTTCTCCATTATGCAATAATTAACTTATCTCTAACACACTAAGAACAACATGTAAATCATTAGCATTTTCTGCCTGTATTTTAATTATCTCAGATTCTTTTGCTACCAAAGGTGCAAGTGAACTAGTCGAAGAATCGGCAGAAACCTGGCTAGAATTACCTGCAGCCAAGAGCTCTTGTGTTGTTTTACTTTCTATATCTCTACTTAATTGTAGAGTATAGCTTGTGTCACCAGTATCTATCAAATACAAAGATACTTCACAGTTATTAGAAGTGTCTACATTGGCTACACGCACAGACTTTATTATAGCTGTTGTTTGTGCAGGAACTGTGTACAATGTCGTTAAATTTGTAGTTGATAAAACTGCTTTATAGTTCGTGTATACGTTTGCCATTACGATAAAAACCAAGTTACAGCTTCAGACTCGTCTCTAAGAGGTTCTGAAGTATAAGTATTATTTAGTGCAAAAACCAATTGTTCTAACGTTTGAACCATCTGTGCCATTTGTGATTGATCATACTCTTCTCTTGCTTGTGGTATTATAGGTATTGTTATCTTAGTCATTATCCACCTCTCATGCCATCTGGTTTACCATCAAACCTAATTGTACCATAACGCCATTTGTCATCAACAGCATCACTGGATACGCGCAATGCAAGTTGTCTGCCACGTATACGTGTGTCTTTTTTTGTTGTGCTTGTTGTTACAGTAAAAGGTCCGTGTGATTTTTGTGTAGCTGATGGATATGGTCTTGACTTGACTGTTATATCTACCTCACCAACTTGGTTTTTAAAATCAGGTATAAATCTAGATATAGATAAAAATTGATCACCATCTGCAACATCAATATCACCAGACTCCACATGACAGTTCATTGCTGCACCATCATCGTTAACGCCTTCTTCGTGTAAATAGATAAGTGTTCTACCTTCTTTAACACCATTAATAGTTGATATTGTAGCAGTAGTATCACTTGCTTCAAACTCTGCTGCATACGGATTTGAATACACACCACGATCTGCCCAAGAGCTACGTGCTAGTGTTCCTATATACCATATTTTTTCTGCATAATTATATGTAACATTTCTATCTATCTGATTAGAATTCTTAGAGGGGTAAAACCATATTACTTCGTTAAAGTCAGAGTTGACTGCACAGAATACATCACCTAATGCATTATTGTTTATGTCATCAAAAACATAATCTTGTACACTACAAGGTATTTTTTTAACAGCACCATCAAATAAGAAAAAAGAATCATTACCCATCCAATAAACAATACCGTTTACATCCACTGCAGAATTAATGCCTACAGCTCCACAGTTTGTACCTAATTGTCTAAACCCAAAAGTAAAAGGTGGACCAATAAATTGCATTTGATACAAAGCAGTGTCAGTGTAAATTAATATAACACCCCTAGATCTAACAGCTGCATTTATTTGATTACCATCTGTAAGTCTTTGTGAGCCAGCTGTGTTCGTCGCTGTTGGTGTCCATGTTGCTGGATCTTCTTGATCTGAAAAACGTATAAACATATTATCTTGTGTAGATGATGTGCCTATGGTTGTTTCTGTGCCAAAACAAATTACGTGTCTGTCATCACCAGATACTAACATAAATCTAGATTTGGTTGGTGCGTTAGCAACGTTTGTTCTTGCCGCTAAATTACTTGATAATCCACTTGATGTATCCCAATAATAAAGACTACCATTAAACTGTTGTGCCAATACATCTTCTCCCCAATTGTCCAAGGACCATTTACCAGATTGTAGTAAAACACCGTCAGCACCTGTAAGACCCTCACGAGATGTGTCCCATGTTGATGCGTTCCAAGTACCAGCACCCCATCCGTATCCATATATAGATGTAGGCAGACCAGTGTTTATTTGATATGTGGCGTTTGCTGTAGCACCAGTTGCATCAGAACTAGCTGCAGCACCTGCAATTATCGTGTAAGTATTATCACCGGTAACTGTTTGTATCTCAAACTCACCTTGTAAGTTTGCTGCTGATATGCCACCTACAGCGCCACTTACACTGGCAATTGTAACAAAATCACCTATCAATGCACCGTGACTAGAATCAGTTACGATTACAGAAGTTGATCCGTTTGTTGTTTCAAACTGTGTTATGTTTCCTGTGCCTGTTGCACGTGTTGGTGTGATGTCAGCATAAGTGCCTTCTGAATACCCATACAGTTTTTTGTTTGTGCCATAGACTGCATAGTTTACACCTTTAAGATCTGAGTAAGTAAGAATAGCACGTGTTGCACCAAGTAAAGCATCGCTTGTTACTTTTTCCCAACCACCTATTTTTTCTGGTTGCCCATAACGAAAACGAATATTATCGCCATCTACCCATCTACCTTCTGCACCGTATTCGGTGTTTTGCTTATCTATGCCTGGGGCAATCTGTAGTTTAGTTAGTGGCATAGAATGGTATCCAGTAATCTGTGCCGTTTATGTTGACACGAATATGACCTGTTAGCGATCCTACACTTGTATCTGTGGTAATACTTTTTGTTTGATCTGAAGCACTAGTACCATCAAATCTAATAAATTCTTGATCTGTATCATCTTGATCTAAAGTCAAACAAGCTACAGCACCAGAAGAATTTGCTTGATTAATAGTTACAAGTGCACTTGTTGGTGAAGATGTTCCAAATCCTATTTTATCAGCAGAACCGTCAGCAAAGAAAGCATGTGTCAACGTATTTGTTTCTATTCTAAAATCAAGAGAAGCACTAGAATCGTTGAATGTAAAGCTACCACCATCAAAGTCAACATTACCAGTTGCTTTGACACCGCCAACAACATCTAATTCAGTAGAAGGTGAGTTTGTTTTTATACCTACACGGTCATTACCGGCATCAGTAAAGAATAAGTTTGCATCGCCGTTACCTTCAATTCTAAAATCTAAATCAGCAGATGATTCATTAAATACAAATGTACCACCATCAAGTGAGGTGTTACCTGTTACATCTAAAGTTCCGTTTGCTTTTATGTTACCAGCATCAGCCAACACATCAAACATAGTAGAACCATCGGAATACAAAATATGTTTTGCGCCTTGCACAAGATTGACAGCAGTTCCGCCTGCTGGTTTAAATCCTAGCGTATTACCACCGTGTGTGGTTGCGTCATCTACAATGTACCATGTTTCTACAGCTTCACACTGCATGGTTGTGTCGCCAGAAAGTGTGCCTGTTAGTTTAATTATAGCGTTACTTTGTTCGTCTGTGGTAGATCCATCTGATGTAGCAAGTGAATCTGTTGTGCTTGCAATAGCAATAGATACATAGCCTTTTATTGCTGATTCTAATTTTTGTAAGTTGTTATTTGTTTTAGTACCCCAGGATCCCGAGTTTTCACCAGTTGCCTGTAGTTCTAAATTTAACGAACTTGAATATGTTGATGCCATCTTATCTCCTTAATCCGTTGATCCTGGTTCTACGTCTGTATATGTTGCTGTCATACTATCATCTATTTCATTCCAAATAAAGAAGTCTGGTTCACCGACAGATAATGATACCAGGTTTTGAAAGGCTTCACCAAAAGCTGTTTCATCACCAATACTAAATGTCATTTGTCCAGCTGTTGTCACATCTACAGCAGCAGTACCTGTAACAGTTTCTGTTCCAATAGAAAATGTTGCGCCTAAATCTGTGCCAGATAATGAAACAGATGCAGTTCCTGTAACACTTTCTAAACTATTTACAGTTGATGTAAGACTAAGACCGCTAATAAAAGCTGATCCTACGTTTAATACACCTGTTCCTCTAACAGAGGCAAAAGGATGTTCTGCTACTGATCCGTGTCCTAATAACATTATCCATCGTCTCTTTGTTTACGAGTTTTATAATCACTTCTTGCTGTAACCAAAGCTATAAAATCAGTTCTATTACTTGGAATAGGGTCAGTAAAAGAATCATCGTTCATTAATTTTTGAGTCCATTCATTTTGCATGCGTTTCCAACAATTATGAACCTTACCTTCAACTGCTTTTGCTATCCAATCGTCTATACCTGCGTTATTAGAAGTGTCATTGTATAAACTGTCAGAAAGTATTTTTTGTTCTTCGTCTGTTAGTGTTATTGTTTTTGTATGATTTGCCATTTTATATCTCCTTTAAGATTGATTGTTTCGTCATTAGCATGCTAAAAATCCTGCAAACAAAGATTCGTTAGCGTTAATATCGGTTTGTGCTGCACCCGCTTGTGGTCTAAAAGATACATAAGCAGTATCGTTTGCATCCATATCCACCAAACAAGATGTTGTCCATCTATGATAGTTGGAATCTTCATTAAATATATATGGTGTTTTAACATTAAATATTCCTATGTTTCTGTTTGAACAAACAATAGCACCAGAATAATAATCACTATCTTTATCTATATCTTCAATTTTTAAATCACAACTTAACTGATAACGACCTGTTACAGGAGCAGTAAATGTATAAGTTGATGTATTGTAATCTGAATTTTGGTCAAAAATTTCACTGCTAAATTGTACTGTGTGAGTAGTTGCTGTTGCTAAATTACTCATAGCCGCACTTTTTGCTAAAAAAGCAGGCTGTAATGGTTTTAATATTGCACCTGTAGCATCTATAACTATGTGAGAGGTTGTTCCTAGTGTGCTTCCTAATCCTATAGTTAAAGAATCAGCAGAGTCATCTAAACCAATATGAAAGTCTTGTGCATTACCATCAAATACTATTTTAGTATCTTCAGCTCCTGCATCACCTATTGTTAGTGTAGGTGTTGAGCCATTTATTGTAAAAGAATCAGTCGCAGTAGATGGGCTTATGTAAGTAGACAACCTTGAAGCCGCAACTTTCCTTAAAGTTCCACTAGCACCATCATCTACTAAGAATAAATCTGCATCTGCTATTCCTGCTCCAATATCTGTAAGTCCTGTTAAAACAGCACTGTTAAGTTTATCTGCTGTAACTGATGTATCAGAAGGTGTAACTGTGCCACCAACTGCACCAGATATTTCTATAATAAATATAGAAGCACCACTTGCAGGTGCTGTGCTAAAAGTTATCTGTGTGCCGCCTGTAGCTAAAGTATAATCTGTTCCTGCTTTTTGAATTACCCCATCATGAGATACTAAAAGCTGTGCCGCAGAACCAACTTGTGTGCCTAAACTAAATGTAACATTAGAGCCATTATAAGTATTACCAGATGTATCTAGTACCTTGAATGTGCCCTGCTTAATTCCTTGTCCTATGTATGCCATCTATCCTCCGTTTGCCGCATCCCATGCGTCTTGTAATTCTTTTAATTTTGCATTTACTGCTGATTCAGTTGGCAGTTCTGTTACTGTGTTATCTACGATATTACCATTAACACCAACTTTTTCAGTAAGACGTAAGTTAGCATAAATTTTATTTTTACTATCTGTCCATGTAAACCATTGTCCTTTATGTAATTTTGCTAAAGCATCTTCAATATGATTTGGTCTGCCAGTTATTTTATCCATTCTATGTGTCTCCTAGTCTGACGAAAGTTACCCCTGTCGTTTGATAACCGCTTGCACCATATGTTCCACAACTATCATTATTAACTCTATCATGAAACTGAACCTTACATTGTGTTGTGTCTGTTACATCAAAAATAACTTCGCAAGTTCCCATCGCGTAAGTTGAGCCACTCTCTGTTTGCTGTACAAACTGATACATTTCTCCAGCCGTTGTATAGCTACTGTTATTAGTTGTTGTTTTTATATAACACTGATTCCATCTACTATCTCCACTGTAGTACCATTGGCATTGGAACATTATTTGCCAAATGCCAGTTGAAGGAAATGTAAATGTGCCACTGCTTTCTGTCATAGCACTACCTAAACTGGAATATCCAGTTGTGTCGTTAACTTCCCAGTTAGAAGCTATAGGCTCTGCATCTCCTGTAAATGATGTTGTTAATCTCCATTGTGAAGCCGCAGAAATACCCGCAGTAAAGCTAGTAGCACCAGTTCCACCATTAGTCGTGGTAAGTTCACCTGTTACCATATTTTCTATATCTATTTTACTTAGTGCCATGTTTTACTCCTTTGGATTGTCATCTTTAATTTTTTTAATACGAGCTTTCCAAGCGTCAATGTCCTTGTATATCTCATCGAGCTGATCGCCAATGTCACCATAAGCCGTTTTACGAGTTCTTCTTATAACGTGATTATTTTCATCTTTTGTTGCTTGTGTGTCTGCTGATGTAAGTTGTGCATCTGTAGGTTTAGCTAAACCATTTACGTTCCATGTATGAATATAATCTCCAGCACCATCATTTACTAGCTTAATATTATTATCAAACTCTGATGCAGTTTTACTATTAGCCTCTAAATATGCTCTTACTTTCCAATATAATTGTGCCATTAAATACTCCTACGCTATTCTAAAACCAGATAAAAATGTTAATATGTCACCACTTGTGTTAAGAGTTCCTCCACTATTTTGATCAACTTTGTAAGTTATTTCATCTCCCGCACTTAAGTTACCAGAAAAAGTACATTGAACACTAATATTACCACCAGTACCACAAAACTCTCTGACTAAGGCTTTAGCGCTACCACCAAGGTAAATTTCACAAGAAACTCTGGCTCCATCTGTTATGCTTGCAAAATAAATACCTGCGGTTATATAATATTTGCCCGCTTTTCCACTAGGAACTGTAAATTTTCCATTACTTGTATCATACGCAGAGTCTGTATCATACAGTTCGTTGTCTGGTTGGACTAAAGTAGTAGAGCCGGTTGATATTCCTGCACCACTACTTCTATGAGCAAAAAAAGCGGGAGTGTTTAATTCTCCTTTAATGTAAGAGTAATCAATTCTTTTTAATGTACCACCATCACTAAATAAAAACTCATCTGTATCAGCAGGTGCTTCTGCCAAAGCGGCATTGCCTGTTAAAGCTGTTGCATCTAAATGTTCTTCTGATACTGCATCATCTGCTATTTTAGCCGCAGTGATAGCATCTGCTCCGATTCCACCTGTTGGTATTGTTGTTTTACTCATGTGTTACTCCTTTGGGTTGGCATCTTTTACTGCCTTAATTGATTTAAACCATTCGCCTGTAGAATCACCTTTTCCTGCTAACATATCCTTGTATAGTAAATCTAGTTGGTCGCCTATATCACCATAAGCCAATCTACGAGTATTACGGACACCTGCGTTATTTAACTCTTTAGTAGCATTTGTAGCATAAGAATTAAGTTGTGTATCTGTTGGTTTTGCAACACCAGATACATTCCATGTTTTTATATAAGAACCAGAACCATCGTTTTGTAATGTAATATTACTGTCAAATTCTGTTTCAGTTTTACTGTTTGCTTCTAAATATAATTTTACTTTATAATATATATTATCTACTGCCATTCTATTATCCTATGTAATTAATTTATATCCCGAAAAGTGTGATGTTTCTGCTTTTATTGTTCTATCACTTCCATGATTGTGATTAACATATAATTCATAATAATCAGTAGCCGATGCTACATCAGTGTATGAAAAAGGAACATGAAGTTCCTCTGTTGAGCCTGCACTCATGTAATCTTTATGTCTTGTTTGTTGTCCATCTAATTCTGACCCGTTTTTGTAAAGAATAACTTGTAAAGCTTTTTGGTCACTAACACTTTGAGTTTTAATTAAAGCATTAAAATTATAAGTTCCTCCTTCACCAGACGGAACTGTAAATTTATTAGACGCAAAAGCACTATCAGTATCATAATATTCTGAATCAAATGTTACCTTTGTCGTTGTGTTAGTGCTTATGGTTTGATCTCCACTTAAATAAACATGAAAAGCAGGAGTGTTAGTTCCACCTACTAATGAAACATCTATTCTTTTTAAAGTACCACCATCGCTAATTAACAATTCATCGGTGCTATCAGGAGCAGAAGCTAATTCTGTTTGTCCAGAAATAATATTATTGTTTAAGTGCTCACTCTCAACAGCGTCATCTGCTATTTTAGCTTCTGTAATTGCATCTGCTTGTATACTTGCTGTACTAACGCCTAAAGCAGGAACATCAATAGTTCCTACACTCTTTGCTTGATGAACAACATAAATATTGTTTGTGCCGCTAGGAGGAGCACCAG